GGTGACGGACTGCCCCTAGAGCGCCAGGACATCTTTGGAACCGTGTTTGAACACAAGGAAGATCCAATCAAAAAGATTATTCCAATTAAGGTGGTTAGTGAAATTACCAAAAAGGTTGATGGTGTGGCCGTATATGGAAAGTCGGTTGTTGAACAATCCGATGCAGTATAAATACTTCATTAACAAATTAATTTGGCGTTGAGAACATGACATTACCAGCAAAAGGCAATCCAATTGGAATTAAAGATATTAATGTGGAATTAGGTCTATCACCGACCTATTCCTCATCATTAAAATTTTTAAATGGTTTCTTGGCAACACCTCAGGTGTCACCAAATATGGCTGCCTTTTATGGTAAAACCTATTTTGCGTTGATTACAGGTAACTGTGCAAACGGCAACTGTTCAGCATCACCAAATAACTGTCAATATCAATGTACCAACTGTTCACAATGTAATACAGTAAACTGTACCACTACTGGTCCAACACTATTACAAGATGGTGGAAACTGTGCAGGTCCAACATTTAACTGTTCATTGATTACAAACCAATACTATAACTGTGCCTGTGACTGCGCTTGTGATTGTGCCTGTGACTGTAATTGTCCGCCACCCCCGCCATCAGATTGTGCGCCACCCCCGCCATCAGATTGTGCGCCATCAGATTGTGCGCCAGCTGACTGTGACTGTAACTGTTCTAAGATTGTTTGTGGTAAATTATATGAATATGGTTTATTAAACCACAATATTTGGACTGCTGACCAAGTTTATGGTCGTTGGTTGCGTAAGAATGATAAAGTGATGTATCGTGGTTATATTCGTTGGGCTCGTGTCGTTACACAATGGATGGATGGTCGTGGTCCTGACTTTATGATTTGGGTCAGTAAAGATAAACGTGGCGAAGCTCAAAGTAAAGCAACGATTAATCTTTCAACCAAATTAGGATTGCCTTGGGCTGAACACATGGCATATTTGATGGGTGCTGCTCAAGAAGATAATACAATGGGTCGTATCATTATGAAAATTGGTCAACCATTGTGCCGTTGGGTTGATACTGTACCTAGAGTACCAAAAGCACATCGTCATAGTTTACCTGTTGTTTATGGTATCTGTTTAATTGCTTTCTCTACTTATTATGTTTCTTATGTTACCGCAAAGGTAATCGATACAACAAACAGTATTAAACTTGCATGGAATAAGTTTAAGAATAAAGGGATTTTAAAAGATGTTAAAAAATGAACAAGTAACAATTACATGGGATGAAGCAAACACACAAATTATTATTGCAACCAATGATGGTAATGATAATAATGAATTACAAATAACTAGTGTTGATCCTGTAGTTTATTGCAATGGTGGATTCATTTCAATTACTGAAACCGATGAGGTTTTAAATGAAATGAAACGTATGCACGTCAAACATCATTTTGATACTGATATCAATGGAAGAATTTTAAATCTACCCATTGGTGGAAAAAATAAATTATTCCAAATGTTGCATGACCATGCAGATGTTCTCTCTTATATTTTCCCACGCCATGGATTTCCAATCATCGAACACATTTTAGGTACACCATGGGAAGCAGCAAACACCAATCCACATCCTGGTATTGACCGTGATTATAGTTGTGAGATTATTGCACAGTATGAAGAATGGAAGAATTCTGAAATCGGTCCAAAGGACTAAATTAAAAACTTTATATTATGTTTCATAAATTGAAAAGTAACTTGGTGGTAAGTGATTATAAACCATTAGAAGAAACTATATCATACGGTGAACATATCAATGGCAAGTTTATGGGAATATCCTATAACTTTGTCGAGTTCAATAATTCAGACCTGTTGTATTCATTAGTGCCTTTAAAATATCGGCACAATTTTTATACACAGGTCATGAAAATCAATACACCCGTACCACCACACACAGATAGTGGTATAGGGTTTACAATCAACTGTTATCTACAAACCGATAACTGCTTGACACAATTCTACAAGCTAAATACTGATGCACCGCAAACTACCAAAATGGTGATGCAGACCACAGGCAAGATGTATCGTGAAGAAGATTTAGATAAAACAAAAAATTTTATTGCCAAGTCAAATGAAATGTGGATTTTAGATGTATCTAAACCGCATAGTGTAACACCGTTAGGTGAATTTAAAGAAAGAGTTGCCATCACACTATCATCGATGAAATATAGTTATGATGAGGTTTGTAATATGTTATATGAAACAGGGAATTTATAATGTTCTATGAAAGATTAGGCTTTGATATCAACATCAAGCAATTAAAAAAAGATATTGAGAAATATGTTTTTACTGCGGGTGACCAATTCATTCAAGGTGAAGATTATGAGAGTAAAGATTATAATGGCTTTGGTGGTTGGAGTTTACTATCACGGACCGGTGATTGGCGTGATGGTTGGGAAGTATTTCACTCCGATGACCCCGATATTAATAAATTAGTTTTTCAAAGCGAATACAAACATAAAGCAATGAAATTCTTAGGTGTATCGGATGCAATGGAACACAAAAATCCAACACAGGTCTGCCAAGGTGAAATTAGAAGAATACTAGACCAATTGGCTTACATGGGATTTTATCCAAGGCGTGCTCGTGTAACTTGTTTAAAGGCAGGTTCAAAGTCATTGGTGCATCAAGATGCATCACCAGAAAAATACATGGCACGAATCCATATTCCAATCATAACTAATCCTGATTGTGTGCATATTTGTGAAGGTGAACATTTGTATATGCCTGCTGATGGCGGTGTGTATATGCTTTGGACAAACAAGTGGCACCAGATTCGTAATGATTCTAAAAAAGACCGATATCACATTATTATGGATGCATGGGATACAAAAGGTTTAACACAGAACTTTAAGTATAATGGTGACATGAATCAATTACAAAGGGTGGCAGATGAGTATCGAAAGAATTTAGATGCTGCGACCATTTCACCTGAAGAATTGGAATATTTTGAGAAGTTAAAGAAAGAATACATTTCTAGTATTCCGAGAAAGATATGATTAATAATTTATTTGCAACACCTGTATTGACTGAAGTATATGAGAATCCAAATTTTTTAAATGCCGCATTATTACAAGAAGCAAAAGGTAATTATGGATTTGAATTATTTGATTTAAATACACAGGCAGTAAATACATTAAAACATTGGATAAAAGGCCATGTGGATGATATGGCGAAACAATATGGGTTTCGTTATAGTAAACTTACTGGTCGACAGAATGTAATTAAACCATTAGAATCGGATACACCACATCACCATGTTGGTAAATCTATATTAGTGGGTGTTTATTATGCCGATGTGCCACCCAATTCTGGTGATATACTATTGCATGACCCCCGTGGTCCATTACCTTGGGAGAATCTAAATTTTAATCCTAATGACCCTATTGCCAATAAGTCAGCAAGATGTTACCATCGTGTAAAGCCACAGAATGGATTACTATTATTATTTCCAGGTTTTCTTGTTCATTCTGTTGAAACCAATTTAAGTAACCAAAATAGGACCTCCATTGTTCTCAATGCTCATTATTAATGTTTAATTTCTGCCCACCTAAAGTCCTTGCTGACTTAAAATCCGAAACCTTTCCTGATGGTAAGCGTTATTATACACTAGAAGATGGTACAAAGTTACCTTCTGTGACTACGGTGCTTGGTGCCCAAAAGAAAGATGCCATCATGAAATGGCGTAAGAGAGTTGGTGAAGAAGAAGCCAATCGTGTGTCAAGAAAAGCAACGGGTCGTGGCACCAATGTTCATACATTATGTGAAAGATATCTAAACAATGACCCATTAGGTGATATCATGCCTGATGCAAAAGAAATGTTTTTGTCATTGAAACCATTACTCAATCGTATCGATAATATTCATTACCAAGAGTGTGCCTTGTGGTCTAAACAGTTGGGCATGGCAGGTCGTGTAGATTGTATTGGTGAGTTTGATGGTGTTTTATCTGTGATTGATTTCAAAACATCTAAGAAGATTAAAACCGAAGCACACATTGAAGATTACTTTTGGCAAACTACTGCATATGCATTGATGTATGAAGAAATGATTGGTACACCTATCGATGATATTGTAATTATTATGGCTGTTGAGGATGACCAACCATTAATATTCAAACAAAAAACTGCCGACCATATTCATGGCTTGGTTAAAGCCATTAATTTTTATAAAGGTCAATAATGCTGGCCAGTTTTATCGAAATTAAAAATGTATTTGATAATCCTGAAGAAGTTGCTACTTTAGCAAAACAACAAACATATGTTGAAAGACAAAACCATTATCACGGATCAAACAATAATTCTTATTTTGATGGTGTTAGATGTTCTTCACTAACTGATATTGACAGTAAAATGTATTTTAAAATTATGAATGAAATTTTTTTAAAATGTATGCAACATAGATTGGTTAATGATTTGAGTAAGGTTAAATTTGTGTTTGGATTTAATGCTTCCGCATATTTCCATATCATGAGAGATAAAGACCTTTATAAAGATGAATGGTTACACAAAGATGAAGGATGTATTGCTGCTGGATTAGTTTATTTAAATCCTAATCCAGAGCCAAATACAGGCACAATACTATATAAAGATGGTAAAGACAAACAACCAACTATTATTGACAATGAATACAATAAGTTGGTATTATATGATAATAGTTATTGGCACGCACCACAAGGAGGCTTTGGTAGTGATGTCAACGATTCTCGATTGTCTTTAGTTTTTTTTGTAGTAAACTATCAAATGAAAGTTGAAATTAACGAGGAAAAAAATGAAAAATAAATTATTAATTGTATTACTTTTTATAGCCACATCGGCATTTGGTTGGACACAACGCCAACCATTACCTGTTGACCAATGTAAAGTTCATGCACCTTATGGATTTCCACAAGTAAATGGTGTTCAACCAATTTGCCGTCAAGCATATTTGGTTGGTTACGATGCTAGTGCTAAGATTCCTAGGTTTGTAACATACGAATTATTACCGCAGAACGCATTGGGTTGTGTTGCAAGAACAAATGCTTTTGCTGCTGACCAATCAGTACCAAACGGTGCCACACCACAAGATTATGCTGGTACTAATTATGATAAAGGTCACCAATCACCTGATGGTGATTTATCGTGGGATACACAAGTTGAATATGAATCATTCTTAATGACCAATATGGCACCACAGGCAGGTTCATTGAACCGTGGTATCTGGAAGTTGTTGGAAACATCGGTGCGTGGTTGGGTTGTTCAACGCAATCAATCATATACAATTTATGTTGGCGCCCTCTATAACGCACAAGATAAAAAAATTGGTAATGGTGTAGTTGTTCCTCATGCTTTCTACAAAATCGTAATCAACAATCAAACCAATGAGGTTGCAGGTTGGTCATTCCCACACAACGCACCTTATCCAAATCTTGGTAATGATTTGACTAAATTCAGAATGCCTATTGGTACAATTGAAACTGCTGCAGCAATCAAGTTTGCCTTTCCTGCCGGTGCAAAAGAGTTACCAATTGGTCAAGAATGGCCAGTAGATTTTGGTAAATTAACTCAAGCAAAACGTGCCAAGTGTGGTGCTAATGCTACGGATGATTGACATTCAATAGTTTTTGTGTTATAATGTTTCCTATTTCGAATAAAATAGGTGGTGGGTCGGACAAATAAGGTGGCGGTATTCGTATCGCCATCTTTTATCACATTATGAAAAAAACAAACTTAGTACCAGAACCAAATATCACCTATTATTACCAATTATTCACAAGTGAAGAATGTGATTGGGTTGTTAATAATATCCCAAAGTTTTTTCCTTCTTTAAATTACAATATAAAAGAAAAGAAATCGGAGAACACCGACTATCGTACCAGTAGTTCATATTCGGATGCTAGTGGTATCTTTGATAAGATTAGGCAAAAGATATTTGATAATATTAAGGATCAGTTTGATAATATTACCATTGAACAGCTTGAAAACCTGCACATATTAAGATATAATGAGGGAGAAGAATATAAGAAACATACCGATTTCTTTAATAATCCTACTACAAAAGTAACCGATAATGATAGGATTGCTACGGCAATTTTATATTTGAATGAAGGATTTAAAGGCGGTGAAACCTTATTTCCTGACATTGGATTGAAGATTGTGCCAGAAAAAGGTTCTTTAGTATTTTTCGATTATAAATATTCCTACGAAACAAATAATAAAACAATGCACACAGGTTTACCTGTAATAGAAGGAACAAAATATATTGCTACCATGTGGGTTCGAAAAGAACCTTTCACAATTCGCCGGTGACGCTCACCGAATTTTTAATACTCCACAAATTTAAATCACATTCGTAATTGGAGACCAAGACCAGAATATCGGTCGTAATCAAAAAGGAGAAATGATGTTAAACATCAAATTACTCAGTAACAAAATTGCAACAATAATCGTTGCCACAATTTGCACAACATTGGTATTTTCTGCACCTGTTATTTCAAAGGACATTTACGCCTATGTTACTAAACAAGAAGTATCTGCTAATTACAATAAGCAGGTAGATTGCCTTGCCAAAAATATTTACTATGAATCAGCCAATGAATCTTATGAAGGTAAACTGGCAGTAGCACAAGTAACAATGAATCGTGCCGCTAGTGGAAAGTTTCCATCGGACATATGTGCCGTTGTATATCAGAAAACAACCACAGCAACCAACTCGATTACTTGTCAGTTCTCATGGACTTGTATGGTTGTATCCATGTCGATGGACAAATACAAATGGGAAGAATCGGTAATGATTGCTAAACGTGCCTTGACAGAACCATTCTTACATGATACAATAGCACAATCAAATGCATTGTATTACCATGCAGTTTATGTAAATCCTGGTTGGAGTAAAGCCAAGGTCGTTAAACAAATAGGTAACCACATTTTCTATACAAAAATATAATATGCCAACCCGTGATGAAATAAAACAATTTAGTATGTTGATTGAAAATATGGCAGTTGACCAGAAATTAGGTTTAATGGATGCCATCTGCCATCATTGTAAAGAAACTGGATTAGAAGTTGAAGTGGCTGCCACATTGATTTCTGCCGCACTCAAAGCAAGAATTAAAGAAGAAGCTCAAGAATTAAATTTGATTAAGAAAAGTTCCAAACTACCAATTTGATTATGAATGACAATACAGGCTTCGCAGCATTCGCCTTGTATAATGCCTTGAAGTTACACTTTACATCCGATTCTTATGATTACTTCAAGTATCATGGCAAGACCAATGTATCTAAACAAACCTTTTCAACAAGAAAAGATAAGTACCATTTTTATAAACTCTCTCGCAAATATGGCACAGAAGAATTAAAGAACTTTTATATTGCCAATTTTGTAAGTGGTAATGATAAATGGGTCGGCAGTATGTTACAAGATGGTGAGGAGAACTACACCAAGTGGACCAAAACGCAACAGAGCTTGACATATACCTTTGAAAATGATATCATTTATATGTCAGATAAACATCATCCATTAGATTGGATTTACCCAAGAAATGGTAATGATTATCCGATGTTGTTGAAGGAAATGATGCAAGGTGGTATTACATTGGAAACAGTAGTGATACTCGTTGATATGATGGAACTTCTTCCTATGTGGAAGGAGAGAATCCAAGAAGATATTATATGGCCATCATATAAGTTGACCATACAGAAATACATACCATTTGTGCATTATGATAGAAATAAATTTAGGCAAATAATGAAAAAACACATTGACAATGCCTAAATATAATGATATACTAGAAGTTGATTATGAGAAGTAATTTGAAAGTAGTTTATATTCCGTTTATACTCCGTTTATACTAGAAAGGTAGCACAATATGAGTTTCGCAAATCTCAAACGCCAATCAGGCAATCT